TGTTGGTACTGGAGGTGGAGCATAAGTCTGTGGTGCTGCAACATAACTAGCTTGTACTTGAGCGGCAGCGGCTTGTCGAGCCATCTCGTCCGCACGCTGTTGTGCAGCTTTTTGAGCCTCTGCGTTTCGTACTTGGTCTGCTTGAGCTTGTGCTGCTCTAGCTGCTTGTGCTGCTTCGTTAGCGGCTAATTGAGCTTGCACTGCTTCAAAAGCACGCTGTCGATCTAAATCTTGTTGCGCTCTCGCAAAACCTTTAGCAGCTAATCTAGCGGCAAACTCTTCTTCCATGCGCCTAGCTTCTTCAAAATCCGGTTCGTACCCGCTATCTCCAGCCATGATTTATTCCTTATACGCTTCTGACATTTACGCTAGTGGTAATGCCAGCACTTAACTCTGCGGCTTTTAGCTGAATCTCAGCCTCTAGCTCCTTAGCCTTAAGTGCCATTTGTGCCTCTGTCTTTTCCCGCATTAACTGAATCTCTGCGGCCGCTTTCTCACGCTGCAATTGAATGTCAGCCATAGCCTTTTGCTGTGCGGCTTGTACGTCTGCTGCGGCTTTCTGTTGGGCAATCTGAATCTGAGCCTGTGACTGTTGGATTAGGGCTGCGGTAGTAGGATCTGGCTGTTGTTGTTTAGGCTGCGCCAACTGAGCTTCGATCTCAGGAGTAACTTCCTTAAAGAACTCTGCCGAATCCGTAAACCCTGCGGCCTCAATAAACCGTCCCAAAGTACCCCGATATTGTCCGACAGACACGAGCGGGTTAGCAGGGCCGAACTGTTGCAAGATAGCCTCTTGTTTAGCAAGCACCATCTGCAACATTGTCATCTGCTCAGCCTTAGAGCCTGTACCCAATCCTACCGAAATATCTATATCGTACTGATTCGACCACTCACGAGGGTCTACAGGGATGTACTTGCCACGCATACGCATAAGCGTAGGCTTGTCTTGGTACTTACAAAGTAGCTGTAGGATGCCCTGAAATAGACTCTTAACGCCTGTCTCAGCAAAGATACGAGCGATCAACTCTAGCTTTCCACCAGCCGCTGCGGTAGACGCAGCAACAGCAGCAGCTGTGACATTCTGCAACACATCTGGGTTTAGACCCTGCTGCATATCGCTAATACCTGTGCGCTTGCTCTGTGCATCGTCCAAGTATTGCAGCATTGGAAACGCTTGAGCAATCACGCTAGGTACAGCCATAGGCACAACAGCATCGGGACGCTTCATCCGCACGATACCGCCTGGGGTCACGCTTAACAGGTCATCCAAGTTAACCTGACCCTCTACCGCACCGACTCGTGCGTTATTGGACAGATACAGGTTATCCAACATCTGACGCACAACAGTAGACTTAATCAACTGTATGTCCATCGAGCGGTCAGCTAATGACTCGCCAAAGAACTTGTGCGGGATAGGGATCGGGCAGAGTGAATGGAACGGGTTGTAATCCGTCTCCACGTTGCTCAGAATGTCCGATCCTGCGTAGAAAACCTGTCGTAACTCAGCAATACCGTCACCGTCATAGTCTGTACGGAGATACGCTTCGTAAATCTCAATCTCTTGCATACTCTTGTCGAGTGATGCTTCCTCGTCCGGCTGCTCGCCTCGTGAGTATCGTGCCAATCGCTCATTTGTGAAACTTAGGTCGTTATAAGACGGTAAGTTTTCCACAATCTCAGGGTCAAAGCCCATAGCGATAAGGTCTGAACGTGGCACTAGCTTACGATGTGCAACAAATGGCGAGTCAGCAATGTTACGAGCACGCTTGCTGATTAGGAACTCTTCCGGCGGTACGTTCTCAACTTTGACTGCACCGTGTTGTGTACGTTTTGCGACAATAACATCGCTCGATTGCATAGAGATAGGCTGACCATCCGGCCCGACTTCCTCTACTACCGTTGTATCCTGAGCAACAATCTCTCGGCTACCGTCTGCCATAAGCAGTATTAGCTCATCGTCTGTCAGCCCACGGTATTCCTCTTTAGTGACATCTTCCTTTACATCCCAATATGCCTTAACCACGCCATTCTTTTGCAAGAGAGCGTCTTTAAACCAATTGTGCAGGATCGAGAAGCCTGGGTTCTGTGCGTAGAACACCCAATTACAGTAGTCCGTAGCTTGCTTGGCGCCTTCCTCATCGCCAGGGCCTTTAGGCTCAAACCGTACAATATCGTCCGACTGCGTAAACACTCGGATAAGTTGAGGGAGAGCGCCATCAATTGCCTCTGCTACCTCACCCGTTACGATCTGGCTACGGCCTTCGACCTCGTTACCGTAGGGCTGACGCAGGTAATACTCAAGGGCTTGCGTTCTCGCTTCGGTCGTCTCCGTATCCAGATACCCGATTGCGTTGTCGATCTCGTTTTCCAGAATCGACTTTAGTTTCCCTTCGTCCATAATTTTCCTCAAGCGCTTGTATGCGCTTTAACAAATCATCGTATTCAGCCCGTGTTACAGGGTTACCTTGCCTAGTGATAAACATTAGACCACCCAACTTGTATTAACTTTAAGGGGCTTGCCCCATCCTGACCCACGCTCGTCCATTCCGACAGCTAGGTATCTAAATGCGTCTGAGCCGTGGCTTGACCAATCGTGCAAAGGCTTGTCGAAAAACACTTGTCTCTTTTCGTCAAACTCTCGCCTATAGTTACGCAAGCAATCCAATCCCTGCTTAACGCTTGGCACATTGAAATAACACCTCGGCAGAAGCCTTCTAACGGCCTGTATGCCATCATCTACGCCTAGCCTACCTACTACCGTACAATCGAGTCCGGCTTCCTGTAAGACCTCTAAACGGCTCTTACCAGTACCTAGCTCTCTGACTTGTACATCGTGCGGTAGTAACTGAGGTGCTTTGTGCCATCCTCTGTTAGTCAACTCCCGAACATACCAATCTAGACCCTGACCGTGGTTCTCTATGTAGTCCATGAGCCTTACTTCGTTATTAGCCAACTGAGCGACCCAGATAGATGTACTGTCACCCATGCCCAAGTCCCACGCAACAAATGTCTTGCAAAGGTCATCACGCTCTATCTTGTGGTATCTACCATCGGATTCTAAGCCATTCAAGATTTGACCGTAGTAGCTTCCCTCTACACTTGCTGAGAAACTACATTCAAATTCTTGGTTGTACTTATCCTCGCCCATCTCACGCTTGGCGGCTTCTAGCTCAGACTCAAGTACAAGTTTGGTCTGACTCGCCTTAAACTCAAGCATCTTCCAGCCAGGCTCTACCTCTGCTCTATCCCGCAAATCCTTAAAGTGGTTTTGCCCTTTAGGTGTGCCGATAAACATTGCCCAACTTTGGGGAGCACGATCCGCTAAGGCAGGTCTGACAATCTCATTCCATATCTTAGGGTTTTGGTCTGCAATCTCGTCTAAGATCACGCCATCAAAATACTGTCCCCGTAGACTATCTGGGTTATCAGACCCGTATAACTGTATGCGCCTATCCCAAAAGTCTACACGCATCTCGGCAATGTTAGCCTCTGCGCCTAGTGGTCTTGTGTAGTGAAGCAGGTAATCCCACGCAACCCGTTTAGCTTGGCTGTATGTAGGCGCAATATATGCAAACCTCGGACGCTCTCTATCGCACTCGATAGCAGACTTAATTAGCTGATTGATAGCCGATACTGTCTTGCCCATCCTACGATGCGCTACAACCACCACAAAGCGGCTATCATCCATCGCCTGGTGTATCTGTAGCTGCGGCTCTCTAGGTGAGTACGGTATCTCGATTACTTTTGCCATGTAATTACGGCTTGAATCGGCGCACCATCTTCACCACTTACTTGCAACGGTAGCAACTTAGGATAGATAGTTGCCCAAAATGCTCGCTCGTTAGCAGGGTCTTCCTGTGCCCAAGCTACAAGTCTTTCAGCACCACCTAGCTTATCAGCAGCTAAAGCAATCGCCTCTTTAGCAGAGGTAGTTGTTTTGTTTAATGCGCCTTTGGGTCTACCCTTACCCGCATTGGGAGGTATCCATTTTGGCTTTGTATTAGTTTCTATTTTACTATCCATACGATTCCTAATGGGTCATCGTGTTAAATACAATTTAGTATTACAAAAGACTTTTTGCTAACGATTCTTCTTCTAAATACTTAGATATAACGCTTTGCATTTTTGGAGAAACCAAGTTAACGGAAGAATTCTCATCCATCATTTTTAATACATCTTCAAAAGAAGCATCAGGAATACCAACTGGTCTTCGTCCTAAGTTATAAGCATTTTTTGCTGCGGCTTTTGATGATACCTGACCTTCCATTGCGGGAAAGTCAGCCATAATTTGTGCTTGCAACCTTTTACCTACGCCTGTGCCCTGAAATTCTTTAGGCACTTCTAAACCTAATACAGATGCTGTTTCATCGGGCTTTTGCACAACTTTAATAAAGCCACCGCTATCAGGGTCTGTGTAGCGCAATTCCTGCGCTCCTTTACCAAAAATATCTGAAGCGTCTGTTTTCGTTATATTAAAGTTAGAAGATTGTGAAATGTCATCAATAACATTTCTAACTCCTTTAGCGCCTTTCTTAGCAGCAATAGACCCAATGCCTAGCAACCCACCTGTAAGAGCCGTAGCAGGGTTTATAACGCCTGACAATAGCTCTGTAGTCTCATTCAGCAAACCTTCCTGCTTAGGCGGCAGATAACCTTTAGCGGTCATCCAATCCGTACTACCTACCGCTTGCTCAGGCTTGATTAAACCCGATAGCGTAAACGGTAGCGCAGCTAAGTCTACAAATCCGGTAGCAAGTTGGGGAACACCACGAGCAACCGAAATACCTAGACTTTTTAGGTACTCTAGGGTGTCCTTATCCATTTTTCACCTACGAAATGTATACCTTTACACAAGTGCCTACGGTTTGTAAGCCTTCTAGTAACTCTAATATCTTTAGCAATTGAGCCTGACAATCAGACTCGGAATACTGTACTAAGCCCTGTATAAAGTTGCATCCTGTTGCAATGCACACTAAGACAACAGGAATGATTATCACCACTTAACCTTATTAGCCCAATAAGCTGCGGACATTTTGCCCTTAGCTATGTTTTCAGCGTGCCGAGCTTTGAACGCCTCGTTTCGCTTACTACCGTCAGGACTGCCTGTAGCGCCTTGTTGACCAAAGCGGATAAGTTTTGTGTCTTCGCCTGATTTGGCAAGTACAGCATGGGACTTAGTAGGATGGCTAGGAGTGCGCTTAGGCTTGTTAAAGCCTGAGAATGTTTCCTTGCCACGCTTAATCATTTCTTTTTAGCCGTTTTAGCGGCTGTCTTAAAGTCTTTAGCGCTAGGTGCTGCCTTGCTACCTACTTTGTTCATTTTCTCGCCTGAGCCAGCTTTAATGCGCTTTTGCTTGGCGTTGATATTGGCGTATAGACCTTTAGTCATCATCATCTTCCCGCTCGTATTCAACTTTAGCCATTGCGACCATGTTTTTCTGCCGATCAGTCTGCAAGCTAGTAATCGGGCCACCTACTAGCCATGCTGAGCAAGTCCGGCTACCCGCACATTTGAACTCGAAAAGCTCGCAATATCCCAAGTCCGCAGCGTCTACGATTGCCTCGTACTCCTCGCCGCCTTCGCCCGAGCCTAGGCCGTTAACAATACAGTCCAACATTTTAGGAGTTACGATAAACGCAGCGCAATTACCGCAGCGCATGGACTTAGCCTCGTCCTCTGTCGTGTTCCATTCTTTAGCACGTTCAGCCCAAAACTCGGTATCTTCGTAGTCTGGGTTTGCAGGACCGTAGCCTACATTCTTAAATGCCCAATCCCGATTCTTGAGATT